AAGCCCGTCGGCTCCTCACCGTCGAACGCCACGACGCAGGTGAACCCCTCCATGCCCGACCAGTGGTCGACGAACCACGGGAAGCGCTGGTTGAACTCATCGTCCATGGCGTCGGCGTAAGCGTCCGCGTGCACATCGATCAGCAACTGCTTGAAGCCCTCCGGCAGGCTGCCATGCTGGAAGTGCCGCAAGTCGATCACGCTGGTCACGCTCCACTCCATTCATCTCGCATACGGTCCGCCCAGTCGCGGGCGTAGGACGTGGACGACGCCAGGCGGAAGAGGTCTCGATGGAAGTCTCCAACCAGAGTCCGCATCCGTCCAGGTAGCGGTGCGCCATCCATGATGGCGAACACGTTAGCGGCCGTTCGCGTTGCCTGTTCCGGCTCCCCCTGGTGGAGTTGCGCGCTCGCGAGCTGGCAGGTCGCCAACGCACGGTTGCGGCGGAACTCCTTCGGGATCTTGCCGATGGCACGATGCGCCATGGCTTCAGCCTCGACGTACTGCCCGTTGCGATTCATGATGATCGCGGCCAGGTGGTTCAGTTCGGCCGTGCCGTAGAAAGCCGTCCACCGCGGGCGCTCCTCCTCGGTTGCCTTGCGGAGAGACTCCTGCGCGGCCCCGAGGGATCGCTCTGCCGCCTTGGCGTCGTGCAGTGTCGCGCACGCGAGAGCGACCCGGACCCGACCCATCGAGCCGAAGAACGGATCTCGCCGCGCGGCCGTGGATGCCTGTGCCGCCTGTGCCGCCGCGAGCTGCTCCGGCCCGTTCTTGCGCTGGTAGGCGAGCATGGTCTGGTTCATCCACACCCGCATCTCCGTGGGCGGGTCCTGGGAGAGGCCGGCGAAGGTCGTCGCCTCGTGCAGATGCCTCTGGGCTTCGTCCAGTTCGCGCAGGTCGATGTAGGCCCAGGCGGCGATGGTGGTGAACTCGGCGGCCAGTGCGTACAGAGCGCTTCGAACGCGCTGGCTGGCGTTCCGTTGCTGGAGGTCCAGGACCTCCGCACGCCCCTCAAGGGCAGCCGCCGCCAACGTCTTGCGTCCGCCGTGCCGGTCGTCCGCTTCGATCAGCGCGTTCATCCCCGCCGTTGCGCGCTGTACGTCGGTCATGCCGACCGCACGCCGCTGTCTGATGAGGGGAGCTGCGCCGGCAGCGGTTCCGGTGGTTGAGGCGATGAAGTCGCGGCGACGCACTGGTGCCTCCGGAGGACGGTTCATGGAGCGTGGTGCGGTGAACCCTAAGTCCTCAACTCGGCATCCGAACACGCGCTCAAGCGCAGCGCACGTCTTGCCCGCCGGCCGGGTGACCTTGCCGGCCAGCCAGTTGTGGATCGTGCGCGCGGAGAAGTCTCCGGGCCGCCCGGTGATGTCCCACACAGCGTCGTTCAGCTTGAACGCCAACTCTTGCTGTGTTGTTCCGAGTTCGGCCATCCGGCTTCGGAGGGCGAGGTTCTCTCCCATGTAATGACGGTAGCCGCCTGTGACGGTTCGCGACCAGGCGTTAGGTAATGGGAGTTCAAAGTCTTCCGGTGGGACCGCATGCACGGAAACGGAAGTCTTCCTGGGTTTCGTGACGCGGCGGTCGTTGACTGGCTATCAACCGCAGGACGCCTAACACCATCCGTACGGCGTCCACCGATCTGCGGCGTGGAGAGAGCCCGACCCCGCCTCCCCCGACGGGGTCGGGCGACCCACCCCCACGGAGGGACGACCTCGTGACGATGACTGCCGCCAGAGCGTCAGGGACGGACATGCCGACCTACACCGAGACCTGGCCCTGCGAGCCTGAGTCGGCCGAGAAGGCGCGCCGGCTCGTCGCTGCCGCGCTGTCCCTCTGGGGTATGAGCGACGCGGTCGACGTCGGTGTGCTGATCGCCTCGGAACTGGTGAGCAACGCGATCACGCACGCGGGCTGCCGGCTCTTCCGGATCCGGGTGTCTCGCCCCGAGTCGGCGACCGTCAGGATCTTGGTCTCGGACACCAATCGTGCGGAGCCCGCCATGTATGCGGCCAGCCCGGATAGTGAGAGCGGACGAGGACTGCGCCTTGTAGACGCTCTGAGCACCCAGTGGGGCTGCGAGCCCAAGCCCTGGGGCAAAGCAGTCTGGGCCGAGATGACGGCGGAGACGCCGTGACCGTGGTTGCTGCCTGGACGCCGCCGCTCACGACAGACCAGCTCCGCGCCGTCCTCGACAGGGTGCGCGCCTGGACGCCGCTGAGCCTGTCGGCCATCTTCGACGACCTCGACCAGGTCCTTGGCGAGCAGCGGCCGGCGGACGACGCCCTGGACGACTTAGGGGACCGATTACGTGGCGCGCTGATGCAGCTCGGCTGCATCGCCGTTGCCGACCCGGCGCACCGTCCGGACGCCGACACCCTCGCCCTCGTCGAGCGTGCTCGCGCCTTACGGGACGAGGAGATGACCGGCGGCTACGGGGCCAACTTGGGGCTGGCACGACGGATGGCCTGGACGGCGTCCGAACTCATCGAGCGCCTGATCGACGGGCGACACATCAAGGACGACGACTGATGCACACCGCGACCGACACGAACCTGGCCCCCTACGCCGCCCTCCGCGAGGGAGAGGTCGGCGTACTCCACTCCTCGCTGCGGATCCTCCGGCACTGGAAGACCAGGGAGCCGTACTTGGCATACGACTCCGAGGTGGAAGCGGACCGGGACCTCCGCGAAGTGCTCTGGGCGCGGTGCTCGCAGAACACCAGGGACAGCCGCGGCATGCCGACGGGCCGGCCGCTGTACGCGTTCCTGCACCCCTCCCGGCAGCGGGAGTGCATGGAGCAGATGCGCTGCCAGGTGTGTGCGCAGCCTGCCAAGACCCCGTTGGGGTACGTCTTCCTGGCGGGCCCCGAGGAGGGCTCTGACGAGAGCACGCAAGTGCTGGCAGCCCAGCCACCCGTGTGTGCCAAGCACATCCGCTCCTCGGCTCAGCTCTGCCCGCACCTCGACAATCGGCCGCGGGTCTACCTCGTCCAGCGGGCGCCGCTCTTCGGCGTGACTGGCACTGTCTACGGATACGGCACTGACGGGGTTACCGTCGTCGCCTCTCCGAAGGAACCGTTGCCGTACGGGCACCCGAACACGGCAACGTTCCTGGCCTCCCAACTGGTGCGCCGGCTGAGCGCCTTCAGGGTCGTCGACATGGAGGAGCTGCTGGCGAACCTGGAGACCCCCTGACCTGTCCGGCGGCGAGGCGCACGCCGGGCAGCACAGTCCCGCTTCGGTCGGTGACGGCGATCTACATCTGCCGGCCGGGGCGGGACTTTTGCTGCCTGTAACACATTTCTGAAAGACCGGCCACCCTTGATTCCGAGACGTCTCGCAAGGAATTGAGGAACGAATGGCAGGAAACCTCGCCCCGAACCCGAGTTTCCCGGAGAAGGGCCACTACGACTACGGCGTCAAGGGTGGCGTCAACACCGCTCGCCGGGGCCGCCTCCGGTTCGAAGAGGGTGTCGCCACTGACACCGACATTCCGCAGGAATTCGGCAAGGGCGTGATGCAGGGCTACCAGACCGCGCCGGGCCGGAACAACCACAACGTCAACGTCTTCGAGAAGCCGGCGGAGGAGACCATGCGTGAGCGCGCCCACGTCGGTTCCGCCGCGTGGCCGGAGGCGCCGGAATTCCTCGGCAGCTTCGCCCACGGTGCCGGCCACGGCGCGGAGGTGCGTTTCGAGATGGCCGTGCGCGACGGCGGCCACCAGGAGCGCCCGAACTACGCGAAGACCACCGACTGACAGGTGCGCCGCACCACGCAAAGCCCTCAGGGAAACCTGGGGGCTTTGTTGTTAACACTCCCCACAGCCTCCATGTGAGGATTGGGCATAGCGCAATTCGTCATATCAACTCGTAGCACCGCGCCTCCATACAGGTGCACCATTCGGTGCTTAGTCGAGGATGTGTCGGTTGTCCTTCGCTTTCTTCCCGCCGAACCAGCGTGCGGCCGGCTCTGATCTCACCATCAGCATCAGCCCCTTGGGTCTAGTGGAGCTGTCGGACGAGGACTTCGAAATCCACGGTCCGCGGCTGAACCGCTATGCGACCAACTTCGCGTTCTACCTCGGCCACCACTGGGCCTACCGCCGAGAAGCCGGCGAGCCGCAGATCACCCTGAACTATGTGGCGACCTTCGCGCGCTACATCAACAACTTCTGCTTCTCCAAGGGCGTCAAATTCGCGGTCCCGAAAAGGTACGAGCACATCGTTCCGGCCCTGTTGAAGCGGGTCTGGGAAGTCGACAACGACAAGCAGTCCCTGCTGAACTCGATCGGAGAGCAGGGCGGCGTCACGGGCGACTCCTTCGTGAAGGTCGCGTATGAGCCGCAGTGGGTCGACTCGGCCGGCGGTGTTCATCCGGGCCGCGTTCGCATCCTTCCCCTGAACTCGGCCAACTGCTTTCCGGAATACCACCCGCATGACCGGGACCGGTTGGTCGCCTTCAAGCTGCGCTACAAGTTCTGGACGACCGGCGCCGACGGGGCTCGGATGGTCATGACGTACACCGAGCGTCTGACCGACACCACCATCGACGAGTACCTGAACGACGAGTTGATCGACTCCCGCCCGAATCCGCTCGGCATGATTCCCGTCGCGCACATCCGGAACATAGCGGTGTCCGGTTCGCCGTGGGGGCTCGCCGACATCGGTGACATCATCTCGATCAACCGTGAGCTGAACGAGAAGATGACCGACGTCTCGGACATCATCAATTACCACGCGTCGCCGACGACCATCATCCAGGGCGCCAAGGCCACGAACCTGGAGCGCGGCCCCCGAAAGATCTGGGGTGGCCTGCCGGAAAAGGCCAAGGTCTACAACCTTGAGAACGGCGTCGACCTGTCCGGACCCATGGGGTTCATCCAGGTCCTCAAGACGGCGATGCACGAGATCATGGGTGTCCCGGAATCGGCACTCGGGCAGATGCAGCCGATCTCGAATACGAGTGGCGTCGCTCTGTCAATTCAGTATCAGCCACTGATGAACCGCAACAGCATCAAGCAGATGAACTACGGGCTGGGCCTGAAGCACATCAATGAGCTGGTGCTGCGGACCCTGTTCTGTCACGAGCCCGAGACGCTGCTGTATGACCCGTACAGCGACGGCATCATGACCGATGGCGATCAGCCCGTTCTCCTCGACCCCAACGACCCCCAGGTCTACCAGGTCGAGTGCGTGTGGCCGATGCCTCTCCCGGTCGACAACCTCGTGAAGCTCAACGAAATCCAGGCCAAGCTCGCCATCGGTCTCGAATCCAAGCGCAACGCCCTCGTGGAACTCGGCGAGGAATTCCCCGACGAGCGCCTGGAAGAGATGTTCAGCGAGCAGCGCCGGGACGTTATCGAGCAGGGAGCCCTGGAGCTTATCAAGGCAACCATTTCCTCTGCTATTCTCCAGATGACTGGAATTGCTACTGAGGAAAGTGGTAATCCAGCCCCGTCAAGCGGGGGAAGCCCGGATCAGTCCGGATCTCCCGCTGGCAACGCTCAGACCGGAGTTCTTCCCGGCGCAACCGGGATTGACCTCGGTGTGGACACCAACATGTTGATCAATCAATTCGTGACCATGGCGTACGGCACAAAGCTGCCGCAGAGCCGGAATTCGGAGGATGCCAGTAACCAGGAGACGAGCTAATGACACTTCCGGCCAACGCCCCCGCCCCTGCCCCGAACGGCGCCCCCAACGACCAGGTCCTCACCGTCCCGGTCATTCCCGAGCAGCCCAAGGAACCGCAGACTGACGCGCGCTTCACCGCCGACGACCTGGAGAAGGTCCGTCGGGAGGAGCGCGAGAAGCTCTACGGGCGTCTGACCCAGCAGGACGAGATCCTCAAGGCCACCAAGGAGGAACTCGAAGCCGTCCGCAAGGCCCGCGAGGACAAGGAAGCCTCCGAGGCGACCGCCCGCAAGCAGGCCGAGGACGAGGCTGAGGCGAAGCGGCAGGCGGAACTGTCTGCCAAGTCCCTGCTCAAGGAGCGCGAGCAGGAGTGGGAGAAGCGCTTCACCGAACTCCAGTCCAGCTACGAGCAGGACCGCGAGCTGTTCGCCCGCGAGCAGGAGTTCCAGCGCCTCCAGAACGTTCGCGGGGACCTGCTTTCGCAGGCTGCCGACGACATCGCACCCGAGCTGGTGGACCTCGTCCAGGGCAACACCGAGGACGAACTCCGCCAGTCGGTAGAGCTGATGAAGCAGAAGAGCGCGGCCATCGTCGCCCAGATCCAGCAGACCCAGGTCGCGACTCGGGCTTCGATGCGAGGCACCGCTCCCACCGGTTACGGCGTCGGTCCGGCCGACACGGACGCCGGCTACCGCCAGTACTCCGCTGGCGACATCAAGAACATGCCCATGAGCGAGTACGCGAAGCTCCGCGGCCAGCTTCTGCCGGCCGCCGGCAATGCCGCGCGTCAGGGCATGTTCGGCTAATCCGCCGCACTAGTAAGGGAAGCACATATGGCATCTGCCATCACCGGTACGCCGCGTCTGTCGGCGTCTCCGACCAACTACTCCGGCACGAACTCGCAGCTCTCTCCGGCCATTCAAGAATTGTGGTCGAAGGAGATCCTGTTTCAGTCGATGCCGATTCTCCGGTCTCGGGCCGCCTGACGCAGTGATGCGTCAGTGAGAACCACGCTGTATCGGTGAACCCCTCCTCCTCGTAGCACTCATTCGTAGCACGGGGAATACCGAGGGAACCCAACACCTGGGACTCCGTAGAGACTACACGCGAGGCACCTCCAACAGGTTCAGCTCTTAGGTGAGAAGTGAGCTGAAACTGGAGGTGAAGATATAGTCCGAACTTGCGGGATGGAAAACCGTAAGAGCCAGGCAGAAATGACCTGGCCCCGCATCCAGCGGGTAACACCAGCGAATTGTCGAGCAGTTCGCAGTCAAGAAGACGGAGCTGGGCGTAAGCCCCGGCCTCGTGATCCACTTCATGCGGTACGACAACCTCGGCGACGCGTCGCAGCTCGTCGAAGGTGTCCGCATGGAGACGCACGCCCTCACGGCGAGCCAGTTCAGCATCACCGTCTCCGAGCACGGCTACGCCATCGCCGTCTCCGAGCTTCTGCTCAACTCCTCGTTCGACGACGTGCTCGCGTCCGGTTCCCGCCTCCTGGGCCGGAACATGGCGAAGTACCTCGACGAGCAGGCCCGAGACACCCTGCTCCAGGCGTCGTCCGTCCTGTACGGCTACGACAAGTTCGCCACCTCGGGGAACGCGATCACCCGCATCTCCCCGTACGACAAGGGTGCCCCGTCGGCGAACCGCTCCGGTCTGACCGGCAACTACCGGTTCACCTCGGCCCTGGTCAAGGACATGGTCGAGACCCTCGCCACCCGCAACATCCCGCGTCTCGGCGATGTGTACGTGTGCTTCGTGCACCCGCACCAGTCCCGCTGGCTGCGTGAGGACCCGACCTGGATCGAGTCCTCGAAGTACGCGCAGCCGGGGGCGTTCAGCCTCGGTGAGATCGGCCGCATCGACGACGTGATCTTTATCGAGACCACACAGGTCAAGAAGATCGACAACGGCAACGCGACGACCCACGCCGACGTCTACCAGAGCATTTGCATTGGTGACAACGCCTTCGGTCACGCGATCTCCCTGCCGGTCGAGCTTCGCGATGGCGGTGTCCAGGACTTCGGCCGTGAACACCTGCTGAGCTGGTACTCGATCTTCGGCCTTGGCCTGATCACCGACGCCTCGGTCGTCATCGCGGAGACCAACTAGGTCGTTCGCGCTTGCGAAGTCTAGCGTTCGCAAGCACCCCTACAAGCAGGCGCCCCTCCGGCGCCTGCTTGTAGGTACCGCACAAAACTTCCCTGAGTAGGAGAACCACATGGCGACTGCCCGCAAGCCCGCAGGAGACCTCACCGGACGCCAGGCGGAAGCGCTCGCGGCGGCGCGTGACGCCGAGGCCAAGGAACGCGCGAAGTCGATGGCGACGGCCACCATCGTCGCGGAGTCCGA